TCTAAACTAAAGTAAGGACTATCATGTCAAATCTCGTAAAGTTCTCTCAAGCCAACCTGCCTGCGGTGTCTTCTCTGTCCACCGCCTTGCGTCAGCTCGAAGTCGATGCCGGTCCCGGCGCCACGGTGATCCTCAAAATGGATCGCACGGGTCATTGGGTCTTTGGTGCCGATCAGACTGAGGTCGAGCCCGACTCGCAGTGGGCCGTCAATCCCTTCTCTTTTGTCCACGGCTACATTGCCTGGGGTGATGGTGAAGTGCTTGGCGAAAAGCTCGTTGGCGTGGCTATGCCGCTGCCTGAGCTGGAAGCCGCGCCTCCTGGCGCCAAGAAGGGCTGGGAAAAGCAAGTCGGTCTGTCTCTCAAGTGCATCAGCGGAAGCGATGAGGGCATGGAAGCGCGCTATACCACGACGTCTGTCGGCGGTATGAAGGCGGTCCAGGCACTCGCCGTGGCCATTGCTGCGCAGGTGGACAAAGACCAGACGAAGCCGGTGGCGGTGATTACGCTCGACAAAGACCACTATCAACACAAGAGCTACGGGCGTATTTACACGCCAGTGTTCAAGGTTGAGGACTGGATCAGCATCAACGGCGAAGACCAAGCCGAAGAAGCTGAGCCCGAGGTCGAGGCAGCGCCTGCCGCGCCGACGCGCCGTCGTCGCTCCGCTGCGTAATTGAGAATCGGGGCCGAAAGCGGATGCTGGCGCGTTGGGGGCATCCGACACAACGGTGCAGCGAGTAGGCCCCACCTATTTTTATGTCAATCCTCTGGATCGATTTTGAAACCCGCAGCCGGTGCGACTTGCCTGAGGCTGGGGTGTACAACTACGCGCAGGACGCGAGCACGGATGTGCTGTGCATGTCCTACGCCTTCAACGACGAGGAGGTGCGCACCTGGGTGCCCGGTGAGCCCTTCCCCGCCCGCGTGGGGCGTCACACCGGCCAGATCAGGGCGCATAACGCCGCCTTCGAGCGCTTGATCTTCTGGTACGTGCTCCAGATCAATTACGACCTCGAGCAGTTCTATTGCACCGCCGCGCAGGCCCGCGCCAACTGCGCTCCTGGCTCGCTCGAGGACGTGGGCCGCTTCGCATCGGCCAACATGCGCAAGGACCATCGCGGCTCGCAGCTCATCCGCCTTCTCTCCATCCCGCAGACTGACGGCAACTTCCGCCAGGACGCCGCGCTGATGCAAGAGATGATCGAGTACTGCGAAATGGACGTCAACGCCATGCGCGCCGTCTCCAAGGCCATGCGCGACCTGACCGCTGACGAGCTCGCCGACTACCACGTCAACGAGCGCATCAACGACCGGGGCGTGCTGGTCGACACCGCCTTGGCTAAGGCCGCCATGCGCTACGCGCAGGACGAGCTGGTCGAGATTCAAGACGTGGTGGCCGAGGTGACGCAGGGCGAGATCACCAGCGTGCGCAGCCCCAAGATGCGCGAATGGGTGCTGGCGCGTGTCGGTGACGAGGCCAAGAAGCTGATGGTCGTGCACAAGGACGGCGAGGCCAAGTATTCAATCGACAAGACAGTGCGAGCTAACCTGCTCGCGATGGAGAATCCCGATGAAGTACCACCCGACGTGGCGGAAGTCATCCAGTGCGCCGACGACCTCTGGGCGAGTTCGGTTGCGAAGTTCAGCCGCATGGCAGCGTTGGCAGATGTCGAAGATTGCCGAGTCCGAGGCGCTTTTGTATTCGCTGGGGGTTCCGCCACTGGCCGTGCATCGAGCTATGGATTACAGGTGCACAATTTCACTCGCAAATGCGCTGAAGACCCTGATGCAGTACGCATGGCTATGGTCCGAGGACACGCCATCGTTCCCAAATATGGCAAGCGCGTCACCGACGTCCTCAAGGGCATGCTCCGACCCGCCATCACCCCAGCCCCCGGCAAACAGCTTATTGTCGCGGACTGGTCGGCGATCGAAGCGCGTGTGACGCCTTGGCTCTCCAACTGCCCCGCCGGTGACAAAAAGCTGCACGTGTTTGCCAAGGGCGAAGACGTCTACAAGGTCAATGCCGCAGCAACCTTTCACACGACTTACGATCAGGTCAACAAAGACCAGCGCCAGATCGGCAAGGTGCAAGAGCTCGCCTGCGGTTTCGCTGGTGGTGTGGGCGCCTTCGCGGCCATGGGTCGCATCTACGGCGTGAACCTCCCCGAGTCTGACGCGCGTCGCATGGTGGACGCCTGGCGCCGTGCCAACGCATGGTCGGTGCCGTACTGGCAGTCGCTCGAGGAGGCGTACACCCGCGCGATGCGCAACCGTGGCCATGAGTTCACCGCAGGTCGCGTGGCGTATCTTTTCGATGGCCAGCACCTTTGGTATGTACTGCCGTCTGGCCGCGTGCTATGCTACCCCTACGCTCGTCTGGAAAGCGATGGGATAACTTACGCCAAAGCATCGTGGAAACCCGCAGCGGACGCCAAAGAGTGGCCCCGCGCGCGGCTTTGGAAGGGTCTGGCGTGTGAGAATATCACCCAGGCCACCGCTAACGACATCCTGCGCCATTCGCTGCGTGAACTAGATGCGAAGGGGCTTGATGTGGTGCTGCATGTGCATGATGAAATCGTGGTTGAGTCCGATCAACCCGAGGCTGCGCAGGTGGTGCTTGAGCAAGTGATGACGACCCCGCCCGCATGGGCGTATGGACTACCGTTGGCCGTAGAAGCCAGCACAATGAGGAGATACGGGAAATGAAAACACTTATTGTTCCAGTCAGTGGCGGCAAAGATTCTCAAGTCGTTTTGTCGTTGGCGCTCAAAACAGGACGCCCCATCGTATGCGTGCATCAGAACACCGGGTTTGACCACCCGTTGACGTATGAGCAGTTGTCGGAGATGGAAAAGTTTTACGGCGTGACGATAGAGCACACCATCAGCGAGGGCATGTTTGCGTTTTTGGAGACTTCTGGCTATTTTCCGAACAGTTCTGCCCGGGGCTGCACGCAGCGCTTGAAACAAAAGCCGTTTGCTAAATGGCTGACTGACAAAGGCTATAACAAAGACAACGCCGAAATTTGGTTTGGGATGCGTTCTGATGAGAGCCGGGATCGCGCCAGCAAGTACGGCGGGATTGGCATCGACGACGACGTGACGCTATGCGACATTGCTTTGTTCTACGGCGCCACCAAAAAATTGCGTGAAGGTATTGGACAGATTCCGGTCAAACTTCCGATTGTGTCTTGGTCCACTAAAGAAATATTTGACTACATTGCCGAAGAAAAAGCACCCCTTAACGGGCTCTATCCCAGGGGCCACAGTCGTGTCGGCTGCTACCCTTGTCTGTTGGCGCGCAAGTCAGAATGGCAGGCTGCCGGTAAAGACCCAGCAGGGCGCGAGCACATCCAGAAAATGATCGCCTTAGAAGACAAGTGGAAGGCCGAAGGCAACCATCGTAAGTTTATTAAGGTTCACCGCGTCTGGGACGTGCGCGACTTTCTTGAAGGCAAAGACGTGCGTGAGCTCGCCAACGAAGAATGCGGCTATTGCAGTATCTAAAACAACAACGCCCGGCAGTGTGAGGCACTGGCCGGGCGTCTTTTCCAAAAGGAGATTTTCAAGTGGAGTTCTTAGATTTTATAGTAAACCTAGCCCCTGAGGGCGAAACCGCACTGATTGTGCGTCAAAAACCACAGCTCAAGGATCAAGAGCTGCAATTCCACGCCGATGGCGCCATCAAGTGCACCTGGCCGGCGTACTTGCCCAGCAAGTGGAAGAACAACGGTTGGGCGTGGTACGGCAACACGGCGAGCTTTGTGATCGACCGCTTCGAGGAGGGCCGCGTCTCAGCGTCCGCCGCCAACTGCGACTACGCACTGGTGATGGTGCTGGACGACGTGGGTTCGGACAAGGTGCCCAAGAAGTGCCCGCTGCCGCCCACCTGGAAAATGGAAACCAGCCCCGGCAACTATCAGTGGGGCTACGCCTTCGACGTCGACAACCAGCCCACCAAGCGTGAGTTCGCCGCCGCCATCAAGGCCATCGCCGCTGCGGGCTACACCGACGCTGGCGCCATCAACGCTGTCCGCAACTTCCGCCTGCCAGGCTCAGTCAATCTGAAGCCCGGCAAGGACAATTTCGCCGCGCAGCTGGTCGAGTTCACCCCCGCCCGCGCCTACACCTTGGCCCAGCTCTGCGAGGCTATGAACGTCACCTACGACGTCGCCACCGCCGACGAGTTCCGCCCCATCCGCATCAGCGACGACGGCACTGACGACGTGCTGGCATGGCTCTCTGGCCAGGGCCTGCTGGTGTCACGCCCCAACCTCGAGGGCTGGTGCGGCATCATCTGCCCCAACAGTGCCGAGCACACCGACGGCAACCCCGAGGGCCGCTACCTGCCCACCAGCCGGGCGTTTGTCTGCTATCACTCGCACTGCGTTGACTTCGATAGCGCGGCGTTCCTCCAATGGGTTGAGGCCAATGGTGGCCCAGCCCACCGCCCCGGTCTGCGCGACGAGCTGCTGGCCGCCAAGATGGCCGGCGTGTTCGACAAGATCAAGCCCACCGAGGCGTTCCCCGACGAGGCCGCCAAGGCTATCGCCGAGGTGGAGCGCAAAGAGCTTGGCCGCATCGACAAGGCGGCTTGGTACGAGCGCTTTGCCTACATTCAGGACGACGAGTCGTATTTCGACATGCAAGACCGCCGGGAGCTGAGCCGCGCCACGTTCAACGCGCTGTTCCGCCACGTTAGCTGCAAGTCCATCCACAATGGCCGTCGCATCGAGGCGTCGGTTTGCTTTGACGAGAACCGCCAGGCCATGGGCGCCCGCGCTCTGGTCGGTATCACCTACGCCGCTGGCGAGGGTGTGCTGGTGGCCCGCGATGGCGACGTCTACGGCAACCGCTGGCGCGACGCCAGACCGCCGATCGGGGTTGGTGGCGACATCACCCCTTGGCTGCGTCACTGCGAGGCGCTGGTGCCCGATAAGAAGGAGCGCGAGCACCTCTTCAACGTGATGGCGTTCAAGGTGCAGCACCCCGAGGTCAAGATCAACCACGCGGTGCTCCATGGCGGCACGCAAGGCTGCGGCAAGGACACCCTCTGGGCGCCGTTTATCTGGGCCGTGTGCGGTCCTCAGTTCAAAAACCGGGGGCTGCTCGACAACGATACCCTCGGGTCACAGTGGGGCTATCAGCTCGAGTCCGAGGTGTTGATCCTGAACGAGCTGAAAGAGCCCGAAGCGAAGGACCGCCGCGCCTTGGCCAACAAGCTCAAGCCCATCATCGCCGCCCCTCCCGAGATGCTGACAGTCAATCGTAAGGGTTTACACCCATACGACATGCTGAACCGCATGTTTGTGCTGGCGTTCTCAAATGATCCAGTTCCGATTTCATTGGACAGCCAGGACCGCCGCTGGTTCTGCGTCTGGTCCACCACCCCCAGGATGGACCCCGACGCCGCCGCCTCCATGTGGCGCTGGTACAAGTCAGGTGGGTATGAGGCCATCGGCCACTGGCTGCACCACCGCGACGTGAGCGCGTTCAATCCGTCGGCAGCGCCGGCCATGACCGAGTTCAAGATGAACCTCATCGAGCAGGGTATGAGCATGGCCGAGTCGTACCTGGTTGAGCTGATGCGCCTGCGCATGGGTGAGTTCTCCAAGGGCGTCGTGGGCTCGCCGTTTCACGCGCTGTGTGATCGGGTGGCCTCCGGGGCCCCTGCTGGGGTCAAGGTGCCCCAGGCAGCGCTGCTGCACGCGCTCACCGAGGCCGGCTGGATCAACCTGGGCCGCGTCGCCTCCGCCGACTACCCCAGCAAGAAAAACCTCTGGGCGCACCCCTCCATGGCCAATCAGAGCAAATCGGACCTGCGCCGCATGGTCGAAGAGCCCGCTACTCCGCTCATGGTGCGCGTCAAGTAGGCTACGCCACTGGATCCGCCTGCGGCGTCTCCAGAAAAAAGGGGCCCCGATGAGGGGCCCCAAACTAGGGTCGACAACTGCTAAAGACCGAGGAGAACGGCCAACAGCCCCGCCAGTATAGCGGCGATTAGCGCGGCCAGCATAGCGGCGCCTCCTCCGCATCGGACGGGTAGCGCGGCCCCTTGGGCTCGCGGTAGGGTGGAAGGGGGAAGGGTGGGAATGGCCATGTCATAGCTCGTCGTCCCTTTGCAAAATTGCACACTCGAGGTCGTCAATTAGCTCATGGGGCAGCATGGGCATGATGTCGACGTCGCGCACGTAGACGTTGACGAGGGTGACGCTGGCAGGGTAGTCGGGTTCCAGTTTCATACCCGAGATGGGCTCGCGGGAACCCACCTCCTCGGGCTCGAATTCAAAGTAGCAGAGCAGCTGCACACCCTTATGGTCTAGCCAGGTGCTGTGCAACCCCATGGGCAGGGGTGGCGCGGCCAGAAATGGTACCGGCTGCACGGCCTTGGCCAGCTCATCGAAAAACAGGTTTTTTATGTGGCTCATGCTGTGGCCCTCCGCGCTTCCTGACGCCCCTGGTCGAATAGCCGGCGCCCCTCCGCATGGTCGTCTAGGTGTTCGCTTTCCAGCAGCAGGCGCAGGCGCTGGGCCTGGGCGATCGCGTCGTTGGGCGTGCTGGCGCGCTCGAATTTATACCCGGCGTGGATGTAATCGTTTTCTGGGTGTTTCATAGGTCGTGTTCCTCCGTCACTTCGGGAATGGTGGGGTCGATTTGGGGTGGGGTTCGATTCAATTCCGGGGCTATATCTAATGGCGCCAGATGCAAGCGTGCATGGTTTAGCGCGACATACGCTGTCACGTAGTCCGACGTCAGCATGCATGCCGGGTTAAATTTCGGATAGTCGCGTTTGCTGCTGTCGTGCTTGGGGTTACCCTTGGGCTTGGCCAGTTTGGGCCCTTTGCGGCCCTTGGATTTGTCGATGATGGCCAGCAGGGCGCGCGTCGGTTCGGCATTCTCCGCTAGCAGGGTAAACGTGGCCGTTTTATGTGTCAGTGTGATCATGGTTACATTCTCCAATAGCTTTGGTGATGGCCGCTCGGGCCTGATTGAACCAATCCGGCCGGATATCGCGCGGCGCGTCTTTCATTGGGGCTGCCCATCGAAATGCGGATTCGAGCGCTGCCAACAAATCGGGCGCGGCCGCAATCAATCGCGCGTCGCGTTGATTGATTATTTTGGTTAGTTCGACGTCTCCGACGCCGACGACATATCCGTTTTCAGATGCAGCGAACCAATATTTCAGATGCATTTCAGATGGTTTTATGTCCATTCTATGTTCCTTGCAATACAGTATTGGTCGACCGCGTCGGTGACATCGGTCCCTGAAAAGTAATAGTGCAGCGCGGCCGGCCATTCGATCCGGCCCGATAGTTCCGGCCGACGCGCCAGCAGCGCATCGGAAAACTGCGCGAGCCATTCGGCCTGGCGCTGTGCTTTGGTTTGCGCATAGTGTCGTCTCATGGTTACATTCTCCAAAGGTAAATGAACATCGGCAGCCCGAACAGCAGCGCGCACAGCAGCACGCCCAGAAAATCGACGGCCGCGCGCCGGCGCCGGTCGACCCGATCGGCCATGTAGGGGTGTTGACGATGCTGGCTCATGATGTGAGCCCCGATACCCTAAAGCATTTGCCGTCGCGCATGCGCTCGACGTCAATGGTGTAGCGGCCATGCCTGGCCAGCACGCGACAGCGCTCCGGCCGGCCGAATATTTCGACAATGATGATTTCGCGTTTCATGATGCATCCCCCAGCATGCGCGCGCATGCGCGCTCGTAGATTTCGCGTGCGTTATCGCTCAGGCTATCCACTGACAGCATGGGCGATGGTTTGAAATAATCGGCCATACAGCACAGGCGCGCGTATTCCCGGGACCATTGGCCACCATGGCAGTGTGACAGCGCGAGATAGTAGGCTTCGCAAATGTCGAATCGGTCAAAATAGCTCATTTGTTTTCCCCTAGTACCGGACGGATTGTCCGCATGTGGCCACAGCATGGCCACACACTGGCAATCAGTGCAGCTCGTAAGACACTGGCGCAGCTGTCCAGCAGGCCCGGCAGCTGCCACATGCGCCGGCATTGTCTGGCGCATTGCAGCGCGTGCCATGGATCGGCGCGCCAGCTGTGTGCACATTGGACACTGTGACATTGGCCACATTGGCCAGACTGGCCGGCATCTTGACGGGTTGATCGGGATACATGGCCGATAGGCGCACGATTAGATTTGACGGCAGCGCGCCATGCTTTGCAACGTAATCCTTGACAATGCCGTATTCACGCGTCGGCAGCCAATGCGTGCAGTCTGGCGTCAGTGTGGCCAGCTGCGCGATTAGCTCAAGATGCGCCAGGCCCTGCAAATCACCCGAATCATGATGTCGAAAATAGGCGTCGGCGCCGATCAACGAAACCATGCCAGACAGCCACAGCGCGGCAGCGTCAGCGTCGGCCATGGCCTGCCACACAGCGTCAAGCCTGGCAAATTGTGCAGGCTTGATCGTGTTTTGATACATGGAATAAAAACCCTTGTCAGCATAGCAGCTGGCGCAAATGCTGCCAGGGATTTGCGCCATCTTGAAACCAGTCTGACAGGATTCCGTCGGCAGGCTTGACGATTTGCAGGGCATTTTGCTGGTCTGCGTCAGCGTGCCACACACAGCGCGTGCGTCGGATTTGGTGATCGGTATGATTTTCATGATATTGGACCCTAGTTGATTGAATTGATTTATTGATATTGGCCGGCATCGTAGGCGCGCATCAGTGCGCGCTGCAGCTGGTGCGCGCTGTAGTCTGCCGGCAGCAACAGCAGCGCACGCGCGCGGATGTGGCGCGACGTGTCGTGAAATTCAACAGTGGCGTCGATATTGCCGAAATCGTCGGCCTGCTGCTCAAGCACTTGCACAACGATGCGCTGCGGGCCATCGTATGTGCGATCGGTTGTAAACTCAAAATTTGTCATGTCAGTGTCCTAGTTTGTTTTGCATATGGTTTTGTTGTCTGCCGAAGCAGAGCTTTAGTGTAAGGGATTGTCTTACAACAATAAATAGGTGTTTACCCTAGGTTTTGGGTCATTGTGTGGGTTGCCATGGGTCGTCGCGTTTGGGTGCGTTTGACCCATGGCGCGCTCGAGTGAAAATGAGGGTTTTGGGTCATTTGGGTCATTGATTGTTTACTAATTGATTGAATGAAAATAGTAATACTATAGTGCTATTAGGGTTTACGAGCACGTCGACGGCCAGCGACTTAAAACCGATGGCCCAAATGACCCAAATGACCCATAAACCCCGAACCGATTCGGCGCGCGCCAGTGGCCATGGGTCATTTGGGTCACTTGAAAATTGATGACCCAAATGACCCAAATGACCCATAAACCGAACCGGTTCGGCCAACCGGCCTGGCGCGCGATGGGTCACATGGGTCAACGAAAAACCGATGACCCAAATGACCCATCGGCCATGGCCATGTGGCTGCGTGCTGGGTGCATTGGGTCGACCCAAATGACCCAAGGCTTGCTGTCAGTTTGGCGTAAGGGAATTCGGGTTTCAGATTTCGGCCCCCGGGTAGGGCCCTGGGGCCGGCCGGTCCGGCGGCGGAGGGGCTGCAAACAATTTATTTTTATTTTTAATTTTTTCAGTTACCATCCGAATCACGCCATCGCGCGGCAAGGAGGAATCTTGTTCAAGTCAATACCGCTCACGTTGCGTGAAGTCAAAGCGACCGAAGCGACACTCACGCGCATTTACGACGCAGCCAAGATCGGACTGCGTGGTGACAATCTGGCGCTGGCCGCCGGCATGCGGCCTGAGGAGTACCGGCGACTGACGCAGCTGGACGAGATCGCCGCGTTGGCCGAACTCAAGGGCCGCGCCGACGGCGAGTTCGAGATCAGCACCGAATTGCACAAAGCTGCCATGTCTGGCGACGCCAAGGCCGCACTCGCCATCCTGCAAAACGTTCATGGCTGGGTGGCCAAGCAGGCCATCACGGTCGACGTCAACCAGTCGATCAGCATCACGGCAGCGCTTGCCGAAGCGCAAAAGCGCGTCCTGGACGTCATCGACGTTGAGGCCAAAACAGACCAACTGGAGAGCGACCTTGACAATCCTGTACTTGAGCATCGTGTTGCTTCTAGCGCTGTGGGCGATCGACACGCTGTATAGGTAACCAGATGCAGACTACCCGATACAGCGCGCAAGACGAACAAGAACTGATGGCGCGCCTGTGGGCGCCGGCGATCAAGGACAACCCGCTGGCGTTCGTGATGTTTGCGTTTCCGTGGGGGCAGGCGGGCACGCCACTCGAGCACTTCAGTGGACCGCGCAAGTGGCAGCGCGAGGTGCTGCAACAGATCGCCGACCATATCAAAGCAAACCACGGCAAGATTGACTTTGAGACGCTGCGCATGTCGGTGAGCTCGGGGCGCGGGATCGGTAAGTCGGCGTTGGTCAGTTGGATCACGATCTGGATGCTGTCAACAAGGATCGGCTCGACAACCATCATCTCGGCCAACAGCGAGAACCAGCTCAGAAGTATCACCTGGGCGGAGATTACCAAGTGGCTGGCGATGTCGATCAACAGCCATTGGTTCGAGGTGTCGGCGACGCGGCTGATGCCGGCCAAGTGGCTGACCGAGCTGGTCGAGCGCGACCTCAGAAAAGGCACGCGCTACTGGTCGGTCGAAGGACGGCTCTGGTCGGCGGAGAACCCCGACGCCTACGCTGGCGTGCACAACTTCGACGGGGTGATGGTGATCTTTGACGAAGCCAGTGGTATCGATGACGCCATCTGGGCGGTGACTAGCGGCTTCTTCACCGAGAACACGCCGAACCGCTTTTGGATGGCGTTCAGCAACCCGCGTCGCAACACGGGGTACTTCTACGAGACGCACCACAGCAAACGCGACTTCTGGCAGACGAAGATTGTGGACGCGCGCACGGTTGAGGGCACCGACAAGCAGGTCTACAACCAGATCATCGCGGAATATGGGCCCGACTCGAGCCAGGCGCACGTTGAGGTGTACGGTCAGTTCCCCAACGCCAACGACGACCAGTTCATTTCAGCAAGTCTGGTCGATGACGCGATGGCAAGACCCAAGTACAAGGATAACTCAGCGCCCATTGTGATCGGCGTAGACCCGGCGCGCTTCGGGGCGGACGCAACCGTCATTGCGGTCAGGCAAGGACGCGATATCGTGAAGCTGATCAAGCACCGAGGCGACGACACCATGACCGTGGTCGGCCACGTGATCGACGCGATCGAGGAGTACAAGCCAGCGCTGGTGGTGATCGACGAAGGCGGCCTGGGGGCTGGCATCGTCGATCGGCTGAAAGAGCAGCGATACAAGGTCCGAGGCGTCAACTTCGGCAACAAGGCTAAAAACCCGATCATGTACGGCAACAAACGGGCAGAAATGTGGGGTGAAATGCGGGAATGGTTGAAGTCGGCAAGCATACCGCTTGACAGATTCTTGAAAACTGATCTAATTTCGCCTATGATGAAGCCCGATTCGCGTGGCACGATCTTTTTGGAGAGCAAAAAGGACATGAAAGCTCGCGGTTTAGCCTCACCGGACGCAGCAGACGCCATCGCAGTGACGTTTGCCTTTCCCGTGGCACACCGTGAGTACCGCGAACCGACCCGCGTGGCCCGCTCGTATGGGCCAAGCGCCGTAGCAACTGGCTGGATGGGAGCGTAAATGGCTAAAAAAGGCGTATCGCTGAGCGTTGGACGCGGTGAGAAGCTGCCCGTCAGCAAGGGCGCGGGGCTGACTGCCAAGGGCCGCGAAAAATACAATCGCGAGACTGGCTCAAACCTCAAAGCGCCCGCCCCCAACCCCAAGACCAAGGCCGATGCCGCGAGGAAAAAGTCTTTTTGTGCTAGAATGGCTCCTATCGCAGAAAAAGCTGGTGAGGGTAGCCGTGCAAAAGCATCAATGCAACGTTGGAAATGTTGAAATGTGGGCTGATGTTCGTGGTTATGAAGGCCGTTACCAAGTAAGCACACTTGGTCGGGTCAAGTCATTGGCACGAATGAGAAAAGGCAAAAGCAACTGCGAAGTGCCTGTGCCTGAGCGCATGATGACATTGCGCGTCAAACCTGACAACGGACGCCAACGCCCTTACGTTGAGGTGTACTTGCGCAACGGTGGCCTTCGCGACGTGGGAGGTAAACATAAGCTAGTTCATCGCCTTGTTGCTGACGCGTTTATCAAGCCTTTAGAGCATGGTGAACAGGTTGACCACATTAACGGCAACCATAGCGACAATCGGGCGGAAAATTTACGGGTGATGAAGACGGTTGAGCACGCCAGACTGCACCCGATTGTGATTAA